GTATGTGCTAGAAATAAAGTAAGCAAAAGATTAGGAAATGCCAAAAAGTAAAATAAAAGGTGGTGGCACCAAAAAAGTTTGTTTACCATACAATAAATATAAAAGTATGAGCAAAGCCGAAAGGCAAAAAGTAATACGTGCTAAACGTAAAGCTGCTGCTCAAGGAAAATATAAAAGAGCTAGTTCATCTAATGTAAAAGGTGCTCGTAAAAAAGGCGCTACATTACGTGACTGGTTTCAAAAGGAACGTTGGGTTAATATTGCTACAGGCAAACCTTGCGGAGAATAATACCGGCCCGGTGAAGGGCAAAACCAAATGTTTAATTAAAACCAAAACCAATGACATTTTTTTATTCGACTAAAACGTGGAATAGTCAACCACAAATTTCCAAAGAAACCGTTGAATTTTGGAAGCATTTAGCTGACAAAACAAACTGGAGAATAACCCAGTTACCAAATGGTTTTTACCAAACCGAGTACCAACATCCTGAGGAAGAAGATACTTGGATTGATGTAACCAGAAGAGAAACAGTTGATGGCGCTGAAGCTGCTATTGACGGATCAGTTGATCACTACGGTAAAAAAGTAGAGTTTCTTAATGGTCCAAAAGTTGTTAAAACTTTTAAATAACATTAACTAAATTAAATTAAATTAAATGCAAAATCCACAAGACATTGTGAAGGCTTTAACATTTGGCAGCAATGCTAAAGAAAAAGTCTTTGCAGGTATAGAAAAACTTACAAATGCTGTTAGCTCCACGCTTGGAGCTAGCGGTAAATGTGTGATACTAGAAGATTTCATGGGAAGACCTATGATTACAAAAGACGGTGTAACTGTTGCTAACTCTGTTAATTTAAGAGAACCTGTAGAAAACATAGGTGCTACATTAATTAAAGAAGCAGCTAGAAAAACAGTTGGTGAAGCTGGTGATGGAACTACAACTGCTACTGTATTAGCCCACGCTATATTAAGCGAAGCTTATAAAAACAAAGGTAGTGATAGTTTGAGAAGTATAAAGCAAGATATACAAGAAGCTTGTAATAAAACCGTTGAATATTTAGAAAATATATCAGTACCAGTTGAAGGTGATATGGTAGATCAAGTAGCTACAATATCATCAAACAATGATGAAAGCTTAGGTAAAGTAATTGGCAAAGCTTTTAAACAGGTTGGTAAAAACGGTACTGTAATGATGGATCCTGATACTAAATCAGAAGACACTACGGTGGAGTTAGTTTCAGGTTCACAAATAAATCAAGGATTTGCTAATGCAAACTTTGTAACAGATACAGGTAAACAAACTGTTACACTAGAAAAGCCTTTGATATTATTAGTTAGTTCACCAATAGCATCGGTAAGAAAAATACAAACTGTACTAGAATATGCTGTTAAACAAAATAGATCAATACTAATAATAGGTGAGTTAGAAAAACAACCTATGGCTGCATTAGTAATGAATAAAATAAAAGGTAATATAAAAGCTAGTGTCATAGCACCACCTGGTTTTAGCTTTTGGAAAAGAGATTTTTTAGATGATATTGCTGCCGTTACAGGCGCTACACATATAAACGAAGAGTATGGTGATGATGTAGATTTAATCACACCTGATATGTTAGGTGAATGTGAAAGATGTGTATCAGATGCTAAATCAACAGTTTTAAAAGTTACTGAAATACCAGAAGAAGCTAAAGAACGAATAAAAGTTATAGAAGATCAAATTAAAACACTTGATCCTAGTTTAAGAACACAAAAGCTAGAAGAACGTTTAGCTATATTATCTGGTAACGTTGCAGTTATATCAATAGGTGCTAACTCAGACGTTGAGTTTAAAGAAAAGAAAGATAGAGTTGATGACGCGATACATGCTACAAAAGCTGCGGTAAAAGAAGGTATAGTTCCAGGCGGTGGTATAGCTTTATTAAACGCAGCAAATAATATTAAAGAAAAAACAGAAGGTACTAATATATTTACAGAAGCAATAAAGTATCCATATAAAACAATACTTAAAAATGCTGGATTAGAATATGTACCTCAAAAAGGTAAAGGTAAAGGTATAAATGTTATAACTGGTGAAACAGTTAACATGATTAATGAAGGTATTATTGATCCTTTACTTGTAACTAAAAGCGCATTAAAAAATGCAGTATCTGTTGCCACTACTATATTATCAACTGATTGTGTAATTAGTAATATGAGAGAAGAATGAAGGCAGTAGGTAATTATTTAGTTATAGAAGAAGTAAAACAAAAACCAACTAAAACAAAAGGTGGTTTACTTCTTACAGATAAAATAAAAGAAGACATAAGATATAGACAAGGTGTTGTGAAAAGCGTTGGTAGTTTAGTTCAAGGCGTTAAAGCTGATGACAATATATACTACGATAAACATGCTGGTTTTAATGTTGAAATAGATGAAAATATATTTCTTGTAATAAAACAGCAAGACGTTGTTATTGTCTTATGAGAAAATTAGAAGCCAAAGATCTTAGAAGCATAGGTTTGTTTAAGCATTATCGTATTATACGTAAATGGGCTTGTAAAACAAATAAGTTAAAAGATGCTGATCTCGAACTTCTAATTTACTTTGATTGTATGGAGCTGTTTACAAGAAAAGATTATATAGACGGAGTTTATACTTTTTCATGGGATAAAAATCGCTGGGAACGTTTAAGGCGTAATGGCTGGATAACTGTTTGGCGTCAAAGAAACAACACAACTCAAAAATATACAATATATAAAACATCATTTAAATGTAGCCAACTTATTAGTAGGATATACAGGATGTTACTTGGTCAAGAAGATTTACCAACTAGTTTACGTAGAAACAAAATAATGGAAGGTAAATCATACTCTGACAAAGTTATGATAAAAGCAATAAACTTAGTTAATAAAGATAATAACAATTAAACAAACAAAAAATGGCATACGGAGATATAACAGGTAGCCCACACGCTTACAGAGCACCAGGAAGACCAGGTGTACAAACAGTTAGAAGAGCTGTAGTTTTAAAAGACGCAACAACTCTTGGTAGTGCTGCTATAAACTATTTAGACGATACAAAAGATTTATCAGAGCTTTCTACAGTTGCACATACTGAAAGAGGTGCTGGTATCTATATTGGTACAGCTGGTAACATATGTGTTAACCTTACCGGTCAAAAGAAAATTGTAGACGGTGGCGCTACGTCAAGCGCTACTTCAAATAAGCTAGTTGATTCTACACAAAACTTTACAAGCACAGTGCAACCAAGAGATTTAGTAGTAAATACCACTGATGGTACAGTTGCTTTTGTAGGAGCTGTAGACAGTGATACTACACTTAGTTTAAGAAGCGCTAGTAATGCAAACTTAGATATTATGGCTAGCGGTGAAAAATACGAAATACACAGACCAATAGTATTTCAAAATGTAGCGGCTGGTTCTTTCTTACCAATTGAAGTCGATAGAGTATTTGCATTTGCAACTACTGCTGATGACATAATGGCAATATACTAAAACATGGCTTTAATAGGTATAAAAGCAAATATAGTATACAGTGAGCAGATAACTAATGCTGACACTAGAACAAGTGCGTTTAATGGCTAAACAATCTATAAACATAGGTACAAGTGCTAATGATGGAACTGGCTCTACGCTCAGGGAAGCATTTGACATTTGCAACGACAACTTCACGGAACTTTACGGTGGTACAACATCAGCCTTAGGATTTAAATCCGAAGGAACTAACTTCACAGGATCACTTTTAATCGGTCACAGTACTACTGGAACTATTTCAAACGCTCAATATAATGTTGGTGTAGGTATAAATGCATTAGATAATTTAACTACTGGTGATCAAAATGTAGCTATAGGTTATGCCGCTGGTGGTTTATTACAAGATGGTAGTAATAATATAGTTATTGGATTTGGAGCTGGAGATGCCTTAACTAGCGGTGGTAATAATGTAGCAATAGGTAGTCTTGCTTTGACTACAGAAGATGGTCATGGAAAAAACGTAGCTATAGGTAAATCTGCTTTAGAAAATCAAAATGCTGGTGCTGATGCTTATAACGTAGCTATTGGTCATGAAGCTGGTCAAAATGTTACAACAGGCGCTAGAAACACTATTGTAGGAGGCTTAGCAGGCGATGCTTTAACTGTTGGTGAAAAAAATACAGCTGTAGGTTATTCAGCTTTAAGTGCAGACGACACGGGTAGTAATAACACTGCTGTTGGTCATAGAGCTTTAAGCGAATTAAATTATGATGGTAACGGTTATAATACAGCTTTTGGTTCAGACGCTGGAAGAAAAGTTTCAACAGGTGTTCAAAATACAGTTATAGGCGCACTAGCTGGCGACGCGTTAACTACAGGTTCTGATAATGTTGTTTTAGGATATAATGCAATGAGTGCAGACGACGCTGGTGGTAGAAATGTTGCTGTAGGATCTCATGCTTTACATATTCAAAATGGTGGTAGTTTACACGTTTATAATATAGGTATTGGTTACAATGCTGGAGCAAGCATGACAAATGGTGTTCAAAATACTATTATAGGTGGACTTGCCGGTGACGCTTTAACTACAGGTAGTAGTAATATAGCCATAGGTTATAATGCTTTGTCAACAGAAGATACAGGTGATAAAAATGTAGCAGTCGGTACTAACGCATTAGCTACATTAAACTACGATGGCGATGGTTTAAATGTAGCAGTTGGTAATGACGCTGGTAGATACATGACAACAGGTGTTAGAAATAATTTAATGGGGGGCTCAGCAGGTGATGCATTAACTACTGGTTCTAACAATATAGCTATTGGTTATACTGCGTTAAGTACAGAAGATACAGGTGGTAAAAGTATAGCTATTGGTAGCGCTGCGTTAGCGAATCAAAATTATGATGGTCATGCTTACAACGTAGCTATTGGACATGCAGCTGGAACAAGTGTTACATCAGGTACACGAAACACATTAATTGGTGGGTTAACAGGTGATGCATTAACTTCAGGATATTATAATACAGCTTTAGGGTATCAAGCTCTTAGCTCATCTGTGTCAGGAAGAAATGCTGTAGCAATAGGTTATCAAGCGTTATCTAACGAAAACTCAACAAACACTGAAACATATAACGTAGCAGTAGGTTATACAGCAGGGTCACAAATTTCGACAGGTATTAGAAATACTTTAATAGGTGGTTTAGCTGGTGATGCTTTAACTACAGGTAATGACAATACAGCTGTCGGTTATGCTGCTTTATCAACAGAAGATACTGATGGTAGAAATGTAGCTATTGGAATGAACGCGTTGTCAAGTTTAAACGCAGGGGCTCATGGTAATAATACAGCTGTAGGTTATACTTCTGGCGCATTATTAACAACAGGTGTGCAAAATGTTATAATTGGTGCTGCCGCAGGTGACGCATTAACAGAAGGTAGTAATAATATTGCTATAGGTTTCAATGCTTTAGGTAGTTCGGATACTGATGCTAGAAATGTTGCTATTGGTACTAGAGCTCTAGAAGATCAAGATGCTGGAAACAATACATATAACACTGCTATAGGTTATGAGGCAGGTAAACAAGTTACAACAGGTGTTCAAAATACAACAGTAGGCGCGGCCGCAGGCGATGCGTTAACTACAAGTTCAGAAAATACAGCTTTAGGATATACTGCTTTAGGATCTGCTACAACTTCAGCTAGAAACACTGCTATTGGAACAGCTGCTTTAGGATCTGGTGTTATGAATACTGATAGTAATACTTATAATACAGCTGTTGGTTTTCATGCTGGTTTAAATGTTTCAACAGGTGTAGAAAACGTTTTAATAGGCGCTCAAGCTGGCGACGCGTTAACAACAGGTGGTAAAAACGTTGTTATTGGTACTTATGCTTTAAGCAATGAAAATGAGCACGGTAATAATGTTGCAATAGGTTGGAAAGCTTTACAAGATCAAGACGCAGGGGCTGACGCATACAATGTAGCTGTAGGTTATCAAGCTGGTAAAGAGGTTACAACAGGTGTTCAAAACACTTTAATAGGAGGTCTTGCAGGTGATGCGTTAACTACAGGTAACTCAAATGTAGCTTTAGGATATGCTGCTTTAGGTACGGAAGATACGGGTAGTAGAAATATTGCAATAGGTAGATTAGCACTTTTTAATCAAAATAATGACGATAATAATTATAACATAGCTATAGGTCATAATGCTGGTTTATCAGTTACAACAGGTACAGCTAATAATTTAATAGGTGGTTTATCAGGTGATGCTTTAACAACAGGTGTTAATAACAATGTTTTTGGTTATAATGCTTTAGGAGCAACAACTGACGGTATTGGAAATGTAGCTATAGGGCATTCAGCGTTAGAAGATCAAAACGACGGCGTTCATTACAATACGGCTATAGGTTACCAAGCAGGTAAAGATATAACTACAGGTAATAATACTGTTTTAATAGGCGCTTTTACAGGTGATGCATTAACAACTGGTAATACCAATACAGCTGTTGGTTACGCTGCTTTGTCTACTGAAACAGCAGGAGATAGAAATGTTGGAATTGGTTATCAAGCGTTAAAAAATCAAAACAACACTAGTAATGCAGATGTTTATAATGTAGCAGTTGGTTATGAAGCTGGTGTATCTGTTACAACAGGGCAATACAATACTATTATAGGTGGTCTTGCGGGCGACGGTTTAACAACAGGTACAGAAAACGTAGCAATAGGTTATGCTGCGCTAGGCTCAGAAGATACAGGTAGTTATTCTATTGCAATAGGCTCTGGTGCTTTAGGCGCACAAGATGCAGGTACTGCAACAGTTTACAACGTAGCTATTGGATATGCAGCAGGAGGAGCAGTTACAACAGGTACAAATAACACGTTAATAGGTGGTTTCTCGGGTGATGCTTTAACAACAGGGCAATACAATGTAGCGATTGGTCGAAGCGCTTTAAGCTTAGAAGATGAACACGGATTTAATGTAGCTGTTGGAGCATTTGCTTTATTGAACCAAAACGCAGGAGCTGATGCTCATAATGTAGCAGTAGGTTATTCTGCTGGTGAAAATGTTACAACAGGTATTAATAATACTTTAATTGGTGCAAACTCAGGTGATGCTCTTACTACAGGCAATAATAATGTTGTCATGGGTTATGAAGCACTTAGTACAGAAGATACTACAGGTGGAGTAGTAGCAATTGGTTACAGAGCATTGAAAATGCAAAATGCTGCATCTACATCTTACAATACTGCTGTAGGTTATCAAGCGGGTGAAAATGTTACAACAGGTGCTCAAAATGTTATTGTTGGAGGTCTAGCTGGAGATGCTTTAACGACAGGAGGTAGTAATGTAGCTGTTGGATACCAAACCTTAAGTACAGAAGACACGGGTACTAGAAACACAGCGGTAGGTTATCAAGCTTTAAGAGACTTAAATTATGATGGTACAGGTCACAACGTTGCCGTAGGTTATCAATCAGGTGTACTTGTTTCAACAGGCGTACAGAATACTATTGTGGGCGCGCTTGCTGGTGATGCTTTAACTACAGGAGGGTACAATATAGCTATAGGTTATGGAGC